CTTACATACTTCGGTTTTTGGAAGAAGCTGAGGCTGCTGGAATGGAAGGAAAATTCTATAATAAAATTTTTCCTGGTGAATCAGTCTGTCGCGAATCTCGAAAAAATGGGATTTTAAACTCTTTGGAGTGTATGTCATTTGATGAATTGTTAGAATTTCATACAAAAGTTCGCTTGTTCTATATTGAACCAACTCATCACACTTTGTTATCTCATATTTATTTAAAAGGTGTCTTTTCTTTTTTGAAGGGGTGTGGTTTTGAGATTGGTGCTAGTTTGAATGGGGGAGAGTTTCTTGATATATGGGAATATCATTCTTGTAATAAAGATATTCATCAAGAGATCTACACAGATTATCCAGAGTTAGTACCTCGTATATATGGAGAGGGCGATATTAGTGGATTTGATCAGTCCCTGATATATGCTATATTATACGCTGTAGGTATTTTCTTTGCGTGTTTTTATAAGTATGATCACCATGTTATGAAGACGATAATGAGCGACATAATCTTTCGTCTTTGTACAAAGTTCCTGTATTTGGTTGGCATGGATGAAGTTAAACTTGTTTTTGGTATGATGTTCTCTGGAAAATTTGAGACAAGTCATGGAAATACTGCTTACCAGAACATTGTTTTTAGAATGTATAAGACATATAAGTTGATGGAGTACAAGAAGCATCCTGAATTCTATTTACTAGAAATATGTATAAAATTTAAGCTTATCACTCACAGTTTTTGTGGGGATGACATGTTTCTAGGTTGGCCTCTCATATTGCAAGAAAAATTTGAATTTAGTTTGGAAGATTATAAGAAATTTTGTGCTAAAGTTGGTCTTCGTTTTAAATTTTGTCGTAATAAGCCCTTGTATGCTATGGTTAAGTTCCAGGAAGATGGTATGTATAGAGAAATCCTTCGAGAGGAGGGTATCATCTTTTTAAAGAATCAAATGGCTAGAGTTTATCATGGAGACACTTATATTGGTATCTTTCCTTATCGATCCTTTCGTGATTTAGTTTTCCGTATAGGAAATTCTGATCGAGCTAATGGTTACTTGGACACATATTATGCTAAATTGTTGTCTGTAGCGTATTTAAGTGTGGGTAATACTGAATTTTATAATTACTTGTCAATTCTTAATGATTTGTTTAAAAGAAAAAATCCTAATCATATATTTAATAAAGAGGTCACTCGCGATCTCTTAAAAGGTAGTTATAGTATGTTATCTTTTTATCAGCAATTAGATGAAATAGATGAAAATGATCCCTTTCCCACCTTAGATTTTTTGCGAGCTAAACACTCTAGTGGACTTCGTAAAGATAAGTTAAA